TTTTTATACAACGACATGGCAAACAAAGAAGCTGTATTTTCTCTAAGAGTAGATACCGGAAACTCGGTACAGGATGTCCAGTCTTTTGACAAGGCAGTCAATAATCTGAATAAGGATCTCAATGCTGTTGATAAAACAGCGAGCAGCCTTGATGGAATCGATGACTTTACTCAGCGGATGAATGAGCTATCTGCAAGGATAGAAGCTGGAGGTCTGACAATGCGAGATATGACTCAAGTCATGAAGCAGTACCAGACTATTGCTGCACAAGCTGGCATGGAGTCACCTGTAGGACAGCAGGCATTGCAAGCAGCTGCACAGCTCAAGGATGAGATCGGTGATTTGAAGGCTGCTACCACTGCACTATCATCAGACTTTGTTGCCCTTGATACTACACTCGCAGGAGTGGAGACAGGAGCTGCTGTGTTCCAGGGATTTGAATCAGCTATTGCTTTGACAGGTGTAGAGAGCGAAGCTCTTGTACAGACAATGGTTAAACTGCAAGCTGTACAGGGTGCTGTGAATGCTGTGCAGACTGTAGCAAAAAATTTGAATTCAGATGCGATTCTTGGGATTCAGCTCAGAACATTCTGGGAGAAAGCATATACCAAAGTAGTAGGTGAATCTACAGGCGCATTGAAAGGATTCAAAATAGCACTTGCAGCTACAGGAGTGGGGGCACTCGTAGTATTGATTGGTGCATTGATAGCCAACTTTGATGATTTAAAAGCTGCAATCTTTGGTACAAATGAAGCTGCTGATGCTATGCGTGAAACGATGGATGCCTATCGTCAAGGAGCTGAATCAGCAATACAAAGCACCACAGACGTAGGCAATGCATTTGAATTGGCTAAGCAAGGAGTCATATCAAAAGAGGAGGCCTTGTATACATACAATGAAACTCTGGGGGATACATTTGGAAGGGCTACTAATTTGAATGAAGCCGAACAGCTATACATTAAAAAGAAAGATGCATTCATAGCCGCAACAGCAGCGAGAGCTCAGGCACAAGCATTATTTGCTAAGGCAGCAGAGGAAAGTGCCAATGCACTCACAGCTCAATTTGAGGATCAAACAAATATATTGCAAAAGACTGCTGCTGGATTTACATCTTATTTCTTTGGAGTCAAAGCAGGAGCCGATCAGTTAATAACATCACAAAAGAAAGAGGTCGCTGAGGCTGAAAAAACATCTAAGAGAAAGGCCAAAGTTTATGAGGATGCAGGAAAAGCAAAAATCAAAGAGGCTGAGACTACTGAAAATGCAAATGGTATAATCTCTGAGAATGAAAAGAAAACTCAGGATGCCATTGCAGCTAAACGAAAAGAAGCAGCTGAGAAGGCTAACAAATTAAGAGAAGAGCAATTAAAGGCGGCCAAGGAAGCCTGGGAAAAAGAGAAGGAACTATCATTGAAATATGCAGAGGATCTAGCTAAAATAATTGAGAACAGAGTAAAGAAAGAAGATGAGATCATTCGGCAGTCTGCGATCACAAAGGCTGAGCTGATGGAGCGTGAAGCTGCAAGAATAGACAAGCTGCGCCAGGATGAATTCAATGATGCCATAGGATATTTGGAAGCAGACCTGATAAACAATGAGAACAATTTCAATGCAAAACGTGATCTACTTGAAATGCAGAGACTGGAGGAGCTTTCAAATAAGGAGCTAACTGAAGGTGAAATCACAGCAATTGAGGCCAAGTATGCTAAGCAAAGATCAGATTTAAATAAGCAGGAGCAGGACTTAAAAATTCAAGCTGTACAAAATACTCTGACAACCATCAGTAATCTTGCTCAGTTATTTGCTGGAGGTAGTGAGAAGCAACAGCGTAAAGCATTCCAAATACAAAAAGCTGTAAGCATTGCACAGGCTACAATAGATACTTACAAAGCAGCTCAGGCGGCATATGCATCATTGGCTGGAGTTCCGGTAGTAGGTCCTGCCCTTGGTGCTGCTGCTGCTGCCGCAGCGGTTAGTGCTGGTTTATTGAATGTAAAAAATATAGCATCACAGAAATTTGAAGGAGGAGGTTCTTCTGGATCAACAGCATCCGCGGGAACGGCTTCCGCTGGAGCCACATCAACTCAATTAGGTGGAGCTGGCACCAATGCGAATCTGAATACTCAGCAAACGAATACAGCGGATCTGATAGCTCAAAGCAATGAGGGGACTCCTGTGTACGTTCTTGAGTCTGACATCACAGGCACTCAGAACAAGGTGGCTATGCAGAATAAGCTTAGTGTGTGGTGATGAACTTCCATGTATCCTTGTTTGCCATGAACTGATCGGATATACTGAAGCAACCATAGAGGTCAAGGAATTCCTTGGCCTTTTTTTTATCCTTGGAAATTTTGATATTTTCACCTGGTGAATGTGGTACCTGGTAGTAATTCAGATACATGCTCTTGATGAAATGATTATGACCTGACCATGTGATGGAATCGAATAACTCAATGAGCTTGTCGCTGTTCATCATGACTGGAGCATGGCATTCAAAGTTAATGGTAGTACATTCCATAGCTTTCAGCGCATCCATTGTGTTCTGCATTGCTTCCTGGTAGGTAGGCGCATGCCTATCATTGATCAGCATTGGTCCAGATGACAGCACTCTGTTGGGATCGAACTGCGGACCAAGAAAGAAATCATCATTCATGTAGATGAAATCTCCTCCTATTAGCGAGGCAAAGGTCAGGATCTTGTGAGTTACATCGCATCCCCGAATGGATGATTTGCTGCGAGGTTCCAGATTGATGGTGCCAGGGACATGATCTCCGACAACATAGATCTCTGCATCCGGATAAACATTGAAGGCCCATCTGATGGACTCATTGATACACTGATCATCACGCAGTCTTTTGTAAGGGTATACGAATCTCATGAAACAAAATTACATATTTAAGTATGAAAAGAGAACTGCCTGTATATGAGATCTACATTGATCTGAATGAAGAGGAGACAACTGTATCATTTAACTCCCTTGTGGCAGATCCTGCGCATGAGATTAGCTACCAGACTTTCAGCAAGGCGAGACGCTATCAATTCAATGAGGAGGAGCGAGTGATCACCGGTGTAGCTATTTCAGCAGACACTCCGATCTACAGATATGACGATGAGACCAAGGAGGAATACTACGTGGTATTCACTAAGGATGCTATCAAGAACATCATCGTTGACTATGCCAGAAAGCAGAATTTCAACAATGTTAATCTGAATCACAATTCGAATCAGGTGGTGGATGGTGTGTACATGATCCACAGCTACCAGGTAGATGAGGCAAAAGGATTCACAAAGCCAGAGAGATTCCATGATGTGAATGATGGATCATGGATAGTTAGCTACAAGGTCATGAATAATGAGGTCTGGGAGATGGCCAAGTCTGGTGAATGGTCAGGATTCTCAGTGGAGGGTTCTTTCTTCCTACAGGATACCGGAAGAACTACTGAAACGGAAATGATGAATCAGATATTCAAGGCCCTTGAGGATCTGCGTGGAACAATAAAGCATATTAACAAAAACAAAAGATAGATGAACGAGAATTTCAAAAAAGTAATGGATGCCATTGCCGACATGAAAACAATGTTCTCAGGTACTGCTGAATCAACAGAGCAGAACTTCTCTGAGGCTTTGCTAATGGATGGTACTGCTATCGCTTACGAAGGAGAATTAGCTCCAGGCACACAAGTATTTATTGTGGCTGATGGAGAGCAGATTCCTGCACCAGAGGGTACACATGCACTTGGTGGGGAATTTGAAGGATTAAGCATTGTTGTTGATGCGAATGGTGTTATCACAGAGGTTATTGATGAGCGTGCTACTGAAGATGCTGCATCATCTGAAGAGACTCCTGCTGAAGCTCCTGCAACAGAACAAGCAATGAGTGCAGCCGATGTTGAGGCAATCGTGACAACAAAGATGGCAGCATTCTCTGGAGTGGTCGAATCACTTGGAGAAATGCTTCAGACTATTGTGTCAGACAATGAATCACTTCGCACTGAAATGTCTGCAATGAAATCAGAATTCGATGCATTCAAAGCAGCTCCTTCAAACAGCACTACAGAAGGCGAAAAATTCGCAAGGGTGACGAGTACCTTAACATCTCGCCAACAATTTTTAAAATCACAAATCAAATAAAAACAGACAACCATGAGTTTAAAGAAATTCATTAAGCAAAAATTCGATTACGATGTGTCAGGATTGGCAGCATACGTAGACGAGCAAAGAGAGGACTTGATCACAAGATCAGTAACTGAAGCGAAAACACTTCGCTACATCTCTATTCAAGAAGGGATCAAAGGATCTCAAGAGATCAAACTTCTTGATGACACATTAACATACCAAGCAGGAGACTGCGAGATGACACCAGCAGGAGACACTGTGTTCACTGATCGTGCTATCGCTGTTGAAACTCTTGGTTACATGAAACGTTTCTGCCAGAAAGATCTTGACGGATTCTGGACACAATTGGCATTGCGCCCGGGCGCATCTGCTGAGGACAAGTCTCTTCCTTTCGAGGCACAGATCACAAATTACCTTTTAACTCTTCATGCTCTTGAGCTTGATAAGTTGATCTGGAGAGGTAACAAATCAACAGGAACAGGGAACCTTCAGTGGATGAATGGATACCGTCAGTTTTTGACTGTTGCTAACGGATGCGTTAACTTGAATACTTCATCTACTGCGAGCATCGATGCTTCAAATGCTTATGATGTATTCTATGAGGTATTCTCTAACACACCTGAGGCTGTTGCTGAATCAACTGATTTCGTATGCTTCACAGGCCGTGAGAACTTCAACTTCTTGATGAAGAACTTGGTAGACTTGAATTTCTTCCACTATTCTCCAGCACAAATCTCTACAATGGAAGAGATCATCGTGCCAGGAACAGACATGCGAGTAGTAAAAGTTCCAGGATTGAACACTTTGGATAACATCTACACAGGTAAAGCATCTCATTTCGTATTCGGTACTGACTTGGTATCTGACTTCGATTCTTACGATTTGTTCTATTCTCAAGATGACGATGTAATCTATGTACGTTCTAAATTCCGTGCAGGGGTACAGGTTCCATTCTTGGATCAGATCGGTGTGTGGAACGGAACAGGTTCACCTAACTAATTGAATTAACCGGGGGACTTCGGTCCCCTTTTTTGAAACTTAAAAAATAAGAATCGTGAGCTGTAACATGACAACCGGATTTAATGACAGAACTTGTACCAATGGAAAAGGTGGTATCAAATCTGTTATTTTCTTTCCGCTTTCCGCAATAGCTACTGGTCCTACTTTGACAGGTAACGAGGTGACAACCTTGACTGTTACAGGTGAGGTGTTTCAGTACAAATTAAAATCTAACCTTTCCAGCTACACTGCTCCTATTCGTGTGAACAAGGATAACGGAACTCTTTGGTACGAGCAAACTTTGAACATGATCCTTGCATCAGATACAAAGGAACTACGTGCAGAGATCCATCTTCTTGCGCAGAACGAGGTGGTAGCAATCGTTGAAAAGGCTGATGGTAACTATGTAGCACTTGGCCTTAATGAAGGTATCCAGGTGAACGATGCATCTGAGTATACTTCTGGTGTTATCAAGTCTGATAGAAACGGTCACACTATCGTGTTGGCTGGACTTGAAAATGATGAGGTTCCAGATGTTAACGCATCAATTGTAGCTACATTGTTGACTCAACAATCTCCTGTAGTTTAATCTGCAATTAAACCATAAAGAAGGGAGAGGGTTTGCCCTTTCCCTTTTTTTGTAACTTAGAGCCATGAAAATACAAAATAAATTCATCGGAGCGAAAGTCAAAAGTAATCTGGTCAACAGATACTACGTGATTGAGGAGGGAAACGAAGAGCTTTATATTAAGCTCGGACTACTCCACATTTTTGAAGCATCAGAACCTAAGATAAAAAAATATGCTAAGATTGGAAAGGAATCAGACAAGCACAATGATAGTGACAGTGACGGAGCTAAAGACTCTGGCGAGTCCGTATTGGCTGTTTGAATTTGAGGAAGAGCAATCTTTCGACAAGGTATACTGCATCCTGCCTAACATCTCTACATCAACAGAGCGTTTTGATGAGTTCGAGGTGACTGATGGTGTGGATGTCACCTTTCCATATGCTGGATTCTACACGTACAGAATCTATGAACAAACAAGCCCAAGCAATCTTGATCCTGATCTGGCCACATCACTATGTGAGGAAGGCCGAGCGCATGTATTTGAGATTGCATCCCCATCAAATGAGTTCCATACAACTATAGTAAATAACATCTATGAATAAGATCACATCACTTTCATTCAGTAAAGAATACCAGAAGCCTGTCGAGGAGAAAGATCGGCAGCGTGGATTCATTAAATGGGGAAAGAAAAATGACTATCCTTTCTTTTTGATAGAGCTGCTGCAAGGATCTGCCTGGCACCAGGGTATCATCAAGAATAAAACATACTACATTGCTGGAGGTGGACTCGAGACAGTATCCGGTGATGCTACTTTATTCTTAAAAAATAGCTTCTCTGACTTCGACATGAATGAGATCGTGCAGAGAATGACATTTGATTTCGAGCTTTTTGGAGCCATGGCTGTGATAGGTACATGGAACAGAGAAGGATCCAAAGTAGTGCGCTGGGAATACATCGCTGTGGATCTTATCCGAATGACAGAAGATGAGCGCACTTACTTTGTTTCTGATGATTGGTCATCCCTTCAGCAGACTCCAGAGGCTACAAATTTCAGAAGCTATCCGGCGCTTGATGAGAATAATCGCACAGGATCCTTTATGCTTTATTACAAGGAGCCATCGAAACAAGCTAAAGGAGAGAAAGGAATCTATCCTAAGGCACCATATTATGGAGGAATAACTGCTATTCAGACTGATGTTGACATTAGCAAATGGCATATGTATGAGCTGCAAAACGGCTTCAAGGCAGGGACACTCATCTCGCTCAATTCGGGCTATCCTGAGACAGCAGAGGAGGAGAGAAAGATCAAGGAGCAGATCAAAGGCCGTACACAATCTGTTGAGGATGCTGGTGAGATCATCATCACATTCAGCAATGGAGCTGATGAGGCACCAACTGTATTGCCATTGAATGGGAATAACTTGCATGAGCGTTACCTGATGACAGAGAAATCTGTTCAGCAGAATATCCTGGTAGCTCATTCGGTGGTAGCTCAATCACTCTTTGGTATTGCTCCTACAGGATCATTCAATGCTGCTGAGACTGCGGATCTATTTGAAATCTACAAGACAACGTATGTAAATGCTCGTCAAAAACAGATTGAGTGGATGGTTAACTACATGGCAAAGCTATCTGAGGCTGTGGCTACGTTGAAACTTGTCGATGTGAATCCAATTAACTTACAACAAAATGAGCCAATTGCAGCCCCTACAGATACAGCACTAAGCGATGATAAAAATCAATCATTGAGTAAAAGTCAGATATCAGCATTAATGGATATAGTAGAAAGGGTAAAATCTGATTCTTTATCATCGGATTCGGCCCTACATATTGTCCTGGCATCATTCCCAACAATTGATGAGGCACAAGCTCGTAAAATCGTGGGCCTTCCCACTACTTTGATGTCAAGCTGTGATCACAAACATCAGTTTGATGCTGATGAGATTGGTATCTTTTCGGAGTACGGAATGAATGCTGATGAATACAAGGTGATCAAGAGCGAGGTCATTGAATGGGATACACCTTCAGATGAGATCTTCGGCAAGGAGCAGATGATGTTCGCTACAATCGGAGAGATCAAGGCTAACATCTCAGCCCTGGATAAATCAGTTCTTTCAATGCTTGCTGCTGGAGAGGATTCCACAGCTATTGCACAGGCAACTGGTAGCACAATCAAGGATGTGGCTGAGGCCATTGCTCGATTGGTAGCATATGAGATCTACGTAGATGGCGAGGTGAATGACCTGGGAAAGTCATTGCTGGATGAAGCTCCAGCTCCAGTTGATAGATTCATGGTGGTGTATACATACAAGGAGAGACCAGGTGTACCTCCTGTGATCACCAAGAGCCGTGACTTTTGTCTACGTTTGTTGAGTCTAAACAGACTCTACACCCGGGATGATATCAACAGTATCAGCTCACGAGTTGATCGTGATGTATGGAAATACAGAGGAGGATGGTACACCAATCCTGAGACAGGAGCCTCAACACCTTACTGCCGACATATCTGGATGCAACAACTTGTAATAAAGAAATAAGATGAACTACTTACTATCCGTTGAGAATTTAAAGAAGCTCGGACTCATTCATGCGAATACCGACACAAAAATCCTTTCTGTTTGCATCAAGCGATCACAGGATATGCATCTACAGCCAGCACTCGGAACGCCTTTGTACAAGGCTTTGCTCACACGTGTTGAGACAAATACATGGACAGCTGACTACCTTACGCTAATGAATGACTACGTGGTCCCTTGTTTGGTAGCATTTGTAGACTATCGTGCTGCTGCCATGCTCAACGAGAAGCTGACCAATAAAGGAGTGGGCCGACAGGATGACGAGACTATGACTCCGAATACTGACAGCGATACAAACCATCTACGAGACATGCTCAGAAAAGATGCGTATTTTTACAAGGAAAGATTGATCGGATTCTTGAAAGATGATAACGGAGTAAAGTATCCGGAATACATCATCTGTTGCGATGACAACGAATGCAATGAATCCGTGAAAAAAGATCACACAGGATACAAACCTTTTGGATGGATAGTATGAAGCAATTCAAAGCAAGTCAGAAACAGATCGATAAATTGAAAAAATACCTAAATGGAAAAGACACTAAACCAAATAATGTCAATGCTGGAGGAAATAGCAAACCAGCACAGGCAAATAAATGAGTTTTTTCAAGGTGATTTTTTAGATGCCATCTCCAGAGATGCTGCTCAGTACAAGCTGATGGTCGCATCATTGCAGCCTGGAGGCATGGGAGCAGGTTATGTTCGTGTGAATATCGTCATCACAATATGTGATAAGTACAATCATTCCGAATATCGCCAGGTGAATGAGGTCCATTCAGACTGTTTGCTGATCTGTAATGACATTAAAACTACGTTGAATCAATACGTATGGACAGAGTTCGCAGATGTCACAACGGAGATTGCTACGGATCCATTCATCAACAGAGGCCAGGACATGGTGGCGGGATGGACCATGCTCATAGGATTGAACGTATTTGATGACGAGAACTGGTGTGCTATCCCTTATGATGACTATGACTTTGAGAATGGCACTCCTGGAGCGACAGGAGACAACTGTGATCCTATTACTGAATACCATCTGTATGTGGATGGAGTTCTGGAGGAGACTTTCTTCCAGGCAACAAATGAAAATAATACTATCAATATAACATTAAGCTGATGGCAATCACTGACATTAACATAACGACAATCGGATACAAAACTGTAAAGGATGAAAGCACTGCGCTGACTCAAAGATCTGTGTTGAAATTCGCAGGATCAGGAGTAAGTGCTGCGGATACCGGAGGCGAGACTGTGGTCACTATTCCAGGATCACCATCGACAACGAACTACGGACTATTCGCACAGACTGCTAACAGCCCCACACTTACAGCATCTACAGCAGAAGCCACATTGATTGATGGTGGAGCTGGTACCTTATCGGTTCCTGCCAATGGTTTCACTGTTGGTGATTCGTTCCAGGTGAGCATGGGAGGAATGATCTCTGCAAAGAATAACGATACAATCACAATCAGATTGAAAACGGGATCTGTGATCCTGGCTAATTCTGGACCTTTGACTCTTCCAGTTATTACCAATCAAGTATGGTATCTCACAGCTCAGTTTACAGTTAGATCTATCGGAGCTGCTGGTGTAGCTTCTATTGTTAGCATTGCGCAGTTCCATATCTTGAAAGCTGCATCCGGAACACAGCAGGGATTCGCATGGAATACAGTGAACAATACTACATTTGATACAACGATATCGAACACCTTGAATATTACAGGACAGTTCAGTTCTAATAGCTCATTGAATAGTATCTACTCTGATATTTTCGTATTGAATAAAATATATTGATGGATAACTTCTTCGACATAACCAAGCGAAGGCTTAGAGAACTTGAGGCAAGTTCTGGTATTGTTAGTGATGGTGACAAAGGTGATCTAACTGTCAGCGGATCTGGAACAGTTTGGAATATCAATGCCAATGCTGTAACTGATAACGAAATAAACGATGTTGATGCCAGCAAGGTCACAGAATCAGCTCTGAAAAGATTCACTACAGATACAGAAAAAAGTACCTGGGATGCAAAGCAGAATGACATCCCTGCGATATCAGGAGGAACATTTGTATTTGTAACTCAAAAATCTGACTTGCCTACACCATCCGCTGGCGTAATCACGTTGGCTGATGGTGTTACTTATTTGTTTACTGATGAGGTAGATCTTACAGGTGATCGTTTGGTATGCGGAATAAATACCACTATTTTAGGAGGTTCATCTGAAAACTGCAGAATCAAATCCACAGGTCTTACAGGCACTGCATTAATTACGTCTAATTACTCGCTGCCTATACGAAACATCACAATAGAAGCGAATGTAGCTTTGAATCTTGATGGAGACGGAGCCACTACAGCTATAGACTGGTTCGGTGTTAACTTTACAGACTGCGCAACTATAGGAACTATCAAGGACTATTCTAACTTTATCATGCAGGATTCTGCGTTCTTGAATAGTGGTAATCTTACATTTGATGGAACGATAGGTACAATCGGTGCTACTCAATGCTTGTTCAATTGTAATGCATCAGGGACAGCTTTTATTTTAGCTCCTACATTAACTGTTACACGTAGATTCAGAATAGTTTACTCATCCTTTATCATTCTATCCGGTGAGAAAGGAATTGATACTACACCTGCACCAACAATACCAGATGACGCATTCATTTTGAACTACTGCAATTTCTCTGGAGGAGGTACTTATCTTGATGGATTTGATTATACATCTGTTAAATCTTTGTTCATAAATAATGTAGGCATCACAAATACATCCAACGTAGGTCATAATTACATGATCAACAATACCACAAACACTACAATCGGAGTTCCTAATGTTAACGTATGGGTAAAAGCTGCTGGTACCACTACTGTAGGGATAGGGAATTCCGCTAAATGGACACAGCCAGCGAACAACAGACTGCTTTATGGTGGTATTATTTCAACCGAGTTTATATATAACGCTGTAGGAACTGTTCAAAGTTCAGCAGCTAACCAGGTTATCTCTGTTGCTTTGGCAAAGAATGGAGTAGTACAGGCAGAATCTGAGATAACATGTAGGACAAGTACTGCCAACCAACCATTCCCTTTTGCTTTACAGGATGTGATAAATGTATCGACAGGGGATTATTTAGAAATATATGTTCTCAATACTCAATCTATGGATGTCAGAGTAGGAGACTTAAATGTGATTATTCAAAAAATAACCGGATAACTGAAACATTTCAGCATAATAAGATATGGATCCAAAGAGTTTTTCAGACTACTATAAAAAGTACGGAAGCGGTTTCTTATTGTGGTGTGCGATATTTTTTTTATACACGGAGCTTTCATCCTACAAGGAGAAGGTACTTAAAATTGAGGAGAAGCTATATGCATGTCTTGAAAGGTCTGCGTACACGAATGCAGGAACGCAAACAGAAAAGGAAAGCCAAGAGGCTACGAAAATCTACGCTATTAAAACGGAAGAATATGACACTAAAAGAGAGATGGTCAGCGAAAACTCCTGATTTCTGGAAGAAAGTACAGAAGATCGGTATTGCATGTGGAGCTGTTGGTGCTGCAATCATTGCTGCTCCTATAGCATTGCCAGCTGCATTAGTAACTGCTGGAGGATATCTGATAGCTGTAGGTGGTGTGACTGCTACACTATCACAACTAACGAAGGAAGATGCTAAGTAATCACGTTTCACTCGCTGAATTCTGTCACTCCGACACTGCCAAGCGCAGAGGAATCGACAATACTATCAAGGATCCCGCTCACCTGGCATCTGCAAAGCTGCTATGTGAGAAAGTATTCGAGCCTATCCGGGAACATTTCGGAGTTCCTATTCACATCAGCTCTGGGTACCGATCCGCAGCCTTGAATCGTGCGGTCAAGGGCAGTGCATCATCGCAGCATTGCAAGGGTGAAGCCATGGATATTGATGCTGATCGCTATGGAAAGGTGACCAATAAGGAAATTTTTGACTATATTCGTGAGCATCTTGAATGGGACCAGATGATATGGGAGTTCGGGAATGATTCGCAGCCTGATTGGGTACATGTATCATTCAAGGCTACAGGAAACAGAAAACAAATACTAAAAGCTATTAAAGAGGGAGCCTCTACAGAATACGTGAAATACTAACAAAGCTGATGTTGCCAAGCATTTGCGCTGTGTTTTAGAAGGGAATCAAACGAGGTTCCCTTTTTTTTGTTGAAAAAAGTTTTAATAAATGTTTGTATAAATAAAAATATACTATATTTGTAAACATAAAACACAGCAGATATGAACAAAATGACAGCAATCAAGGAGAGGGTAGAACGACTTTCCGAACTCGTAGAACTCATGGATGAGATCAACGACAATCTAATCATGGAGAAAAAATACAGAGAGCTTTACGGAGCTTACTATGATCCAGAAAAGAAAAAGGAAGTAGATGATCGCATTGATCAGTACGAATTCCAATTAAAAGCTAACTACAATACACTTATCGGAATATGCGAGGTAATCAAGGAAGTCGTGCATTTGTAATGTGCGAGGAATGCTCAGGACAGGGATACGTTGAGATCGGTCCCGATTGTGATCGACCAGGATCAATGTGCTGCGGAGGATGCTACAAGAAAGTAAAATGTGAAACGTGCAAAGGCAAAGGCTATGAAAAACAAGAAGCAAACAACCAAGGAGAATAAGTACATCCCATTCTCATTCCCAGTGAGATCAAAGATAAGCTGGTGGAAGAAACAAGGATCGTTTAATGTGGAACTTTATCTGGCATTGTGCCAGGCTAAAAAAGACTAATGATGAAGGATCTCATAGCACTATCAGCAATTCTGTTGGCCATCGTTATCGGGTGCGGTTTCTGGTACCTGGTATACACATTCACCGGGTGGATCGGAGTGACTACCATCGTGATGATATTGATGTCAATACTAATCTTTTTATTCACAAGCAAATGATGTGGAAAGTAACATACAAATTCAAGGGGCCATCAGGATGGCAGCTCGGATACAAGATAGTAAAAGCAAACAGCCCAGAAGATGCAATCAGATTGGCCGATATGTGGCCGAAATTAATCAAGAAAGTTGAGAGGATATGAAAAAAGTAGGAAGTGATTTTAGCGGAGTAGGTGCATTCAATCAAGCACTAATGAGATTAGGTATAGAATACGAAGAAATATTTGCTTGTGATATGGATAAATATGCAAGGCAGACTTTTATACATAATTATGGTGATCCAAAATATTATCCTACAAACGTATATGATAGAGAGATTCCATCCGAATCACTTGACATCTACATAACGAGTCCACCATGTCAAGCATTCTCATTAGCTGGTAAACGATTAGGTAAGGAAGATAAACGAGGTATTTTATTCTTTAATAGTCACGAATTTATACAAAAGAACAATCCAAGATATTTCATATTTGAGAATGTAAAAGGTTTATTATCTGATAATGGTGGTAAGACATTTAGTGAGTGGGTTAACTTATTAGGTGGTAAATCAATAAATGGTAATCCTGTTATATTTCCTTACGAAGATTCAGTTCCTTATCATTTGTATTGGCAGGTATTAAATGCTAAAAATCATGGAGTTCCACAAAATAGGGAAAGAGTATTTTTGATTGGCATTAGAGATGATCAGGATAATGT